CCACCGTACTGCAATAACGTATAACGATGCCCTGAAACACCGATAAATAAAGGGGTTGCGGGCAATTTGGTGTTAGTCGTTAATATAAAAATACATCAACAATGCCCCACCTTTTTTATCATACACGATTTTTTCAACAACACTGGTCAAAGCGTCATGCTTTTGTCTGTCAGTTGAATTGTCTGATTTAATAATATCGTATGCGGAGCGTATTTTGTTCAAAAGAATGCTTTCATTTTCATCTGCAGGCTCTTTAGAATATTGTTCTAACATGGCTGTTAATTCTTCACGTTCCCTTTGCAATATTTCTTTGTTGGCTTTGTATTCCTCCAGCGTATCAATTCCATCTCTGTAGGCTTCTTTAATACGTTCTTCCTTCATGCCTATTCTGTTTAATTTGTTTTGTATTAATTCACTTTCTGATTTTTCTTCCTGATTGGTTGAATGAACTACATATTCAACCGTGCCACTGTCAAGAACGTCTTGCAGGGCTTTCAAAATGGCTGGTTTAAGAGCGTTTTCATTTGTAAGGTGCGATTCGTTGCAGGAAGCGTGATTGTATGCTGTACATTGAAAATATGTATTGCCTGATTTGCTTTTACCGGCTCTGACAAGTCGACCACCGCAGGCGGAACACACAAGAAGTCCTGATAACCAATGTTTGTATGTTGATGCCGGTCTTACTTTTTTACCGGGTCTTTTTGTTACTTTATCTCTATCCTGTGCAGCAGTAAACAATTCATTAGATATAAATGTATCATGTCCACCATCAGTAACAATCCATTCAGATTTATCTTTGACGTTTCGTGTAGCGTGTTCTAATCTGTTCCATATTATTTTACCATTGTAAAATTCATTTCTAATAATGTAAGCTACTGTTCTGTTCTGGAACTTTCCACCACGTTTAGTTTTATAGCCAAGAGCATTCAGCCTTTTAGCTATGTCGAAAAAAGACATTTTATCATTTACATACCAGGAGAATATTTTTTCAACAATAGCTGCCTGCTCGGGAACAATAACCGGTATGCCATTCTGCATTGCATATCCAAGTGGTGGGTCGGAATTATAACCCCCTCGGGAAGCTCTTTCAGTCATTCCACGCATTACCTCGCCTGAAAGGTTGATAGAATAGTATTCGTCCATCCATTCAAATATACGCTGTACTAATTCGCCGATAAATCCATCAGGGATAGGTTCTGATACCGAAACAACGTCAACGTCAGCTTTTTTGAGTAGATTCTTATAAACTATAGCTTCTTCCTGATTACGCGCAAAACGGCTGAATTTCCACACAAGAATTACATCTATAGGATGTTCATCGCTTTTGGCCATTGCTATGAGTTCCTGAAAAGCAGGACGGTTGTTTGCTTTTCTGCCTGAAATGCCATCATCCTGAAAAATGAATTGCTTTGGTATTATTATGTTATTTTTCTTTGCGTATTCAAGACCAAGACGTATCTGTGCATCAGGAGAATATTCTACCTGGTCGTCTGTTGAAACTCTGACATATAATGCTCCTGTCTTCATATTTCATCACTCCTTTATGTATTTTATGAAAAAAGGGTATAAAAATAACACCTAGCCTAAGAACAACAGTTCTGATTGACCGGGTGCTCCAAAGAATGATAAAATACAACTTGTCTAGGGTGGTATTTAATATCGCTTTGGAGCTGGTCCTAGTGGCTGGCTCTTTTTTAGTATATTGACAAAAATTGCTAATTGAGGTGTATGTTTGCTGATGTTTCCGACATTAATGTCGGAAACATGTATTTTTTCAATTTCATAAATAAAGTTTTTTTGAAACTTTTTATTAAATGTGTCTGTCTATTTAACCCCCTCGAATTCGAGGGGATTGACTAAAACCTCTGATTTGATATAATATACTTAACAAGAGAACCGAAAGCTAGACGAAACCTAGCCGCCGGCAAATAAGTGTTAAAAAATAGTGCCTTACTTTACCAGAGCAGGGGCACTATTTTTTGTGTGAGAAATAAGTAATAACAAGAGCTATCACACTGCACAACATTGTCACGAAAGCAAATAAGTCGCTATATGTAACCATTGGCACCAACCCCTTTCTTTTGTAAAGTCCGGCAGTTGGAATGTCGCCCCTTCGGTTCTCCGGGTAAGTATATTATATTTTCAAAGTGTAGATTAAGGTAAAACTTAAATCATAAAACTTATTTGCTTAATTCTAAAATGTAATCATTTCTTTTACTCCATAAAACAGGAACAATTGAATATTCCTTTAATGCACTTAGAGCTTCTTTGGAAATTGGTTTTTCGAAATCCTGAATAAATGTGTATAATTGCGATTTGTTTTTTCTTTCTTCGACAGTATCAGTCCAAGAGAAAATTATATTTTTAGCCTGCGTTGTATCAAAATTATTAATAACTTTAATAATGCGTTCAGGAGCAACATTTGATTTACCAATACCAAAATCATAATTACTCATTAGTTTGCTTTTTCCACTAAAAGAAACATTTTCAATATAACGAATATTATTAATGTCAAGAAAATTTTGCACATCCTCAATAAAAATAGATTTAACATTTTTACGTGATAAGTAAAACATATCGCTAACTTTTATAATACATTGAGATAACATATGTTTTGATTGAGCTAGAGAATCACGGGAACATGTTATATATAATTCGTCATTTTTAGAAAAAGAAACTCCATGAGCTGCCAAGATAGAATCAAAAATTTCTCTTCTTCTGGTACCAGTAAAAATGTCAAATTGTGATAACTTTAACTCATTTATTGTTTCAGAATCATCTGTAATATAATAGCGTTCATCATCTAACAGTTTTATAAAAAGTTCTATACAATCATTATTTCTATCTAGAAATGGTAAAGTTAATCGATACACAGTATCTGAAATTTTGTATTGCTCAATATTTTCATTTAACCAATTAATATATATTTTTTTAAAATCTTTTTCCATATTAAATCACACCTTGTATATTCGAATCATTAATTGATATGTTACAATATTTACAAAAATCAAAAAAGATTGTAGTAAAATCATTTGAATTCTTAAACAGTATAGCATCTATTTCATTTAATTCATATGCCCAAGACATTCCGTAACCTTCTTTGAAAATATGCATATGATTTCTGGAAAGTTTTTTCCCATCAGGATTTATATGTGGTCTGCCGTCAATTTCTAATCTGATCATTAAATCGTTATTTGGAATTAATCTTTCCTGTAATTTTTTTCGGCTTAGCACTATGGTATTTTTCCTGCAAATATCTAGAGAAAAAGTTTCTTTGGAATTAATAGCTCCTACAGGTATACATATTTCCTCATTCATGCCAGGAAGAATTAAGCTATTAAGTAAAATATGTTTATCTAGTTTCATTAAGTTATTAAATTCTTCATTTGTTTTCATAAAATCTCCTTTATTCGGTTTTAGTATATTAATCTTCCGGTTCAATTAATTCTTCCATAGTACAATTCAAAGCTTTGGCTAGTTTGTATACTGTAATGGCAGATGCTTTATTTATATTTCGCTCTCCACTTTCATATTTAGTTATAAGAGAACGACTTACACCGCTTAGCTGAATTAATTGGTTCTGGCTTAAATTCTTTTCTTTTCGTATATTTTGCAGATTACTCATATTAGTTGTCCTTCCAATGTTTTAAAAGTTGTAATGAGCTGTCTTCTCAATAGCTCCAACGCTCATTTCCGCTTTTGATATTAAAATTTCCCACGTAGCTCTACAACCTTGCCTATGATTTTAACAGGCTTTTCCTGAATTTCCTTATTTGAAAAATACATAGGGTCGTAATTTGGGTTGTTGGATATAAGAACAATACCATCGTTATATTTTTTTAATCGTTTGCATGTAGCTTCATCACCGTTAACAGTTGCAATAACTATATCACCATCTTCTGCATCAGATTGCTGACGAACGATAACAATATCGTTTTCACACATTCTAGGCTCCATAGAATTACCTTTTAGCTTTAGACCGAAGAATGTACCGCTTGATGCAAGTTCTTCTGTTATTTCCTCTGTGTCAATAATATCTTCTATAGCTTCTATTGGAATACCGGCAGCAACACGACCAAGTACCGGAATGCGAATGCCAGTAGATTTCTTTGAAGAGGTGTTGTCTTCAATCAAGTCGGATTTTTCTATTCCAAAATAGTTTGCCATTAATTCGATTTTATCTATACGAGGATATACATTACCTTTAACCCAATCAGTAAATGTAGTGTATTTAACACCGAGAGCTTCACACATCTCAGTTCTAGATTTATGATGCAAATTCATATAATATTGAATGTTTTTTGCCATTACTTTTTTATTTCCAAGATTGCTCATAATTAGCCACCTCCTTGTAAAATAATTATATGAAAAAAACGTAAAAAAATCAACATAAAACGAAAATATTACGAAAAAAACGTTGACATTACGACGAAACCGTAGTAAAGTGTAAGAGTAGCAAGGAGATAGCAGGAAGGAGTAAGAAATGGAAAAAACAGAAATGACAGATAAACAATTCAATACCTATTTAGAAATGCTGTTACATATCCTCGAAAATGAGGAAAAAGAAAAAGCGATTGAATTAATCAAATCGCTCCTAAAGAAATAACTTAAATTTACAAACTAACAATCACACCACAAGGGCGACACTCTTAACATTCCTGCTAAGTCGCCCAAGTGATATATAAATTATAGCAGGAACATAAATATTTGTAAAGGAAGGAGTGAGAATAAATTGGGAACGATAAATGGAAGTTATTCTTTAAAAAATATTAGAGAACTACGTAGAATGACACAAGCAGAAGCTGCAATGAAGCTAGGAATATCCGTTGATACGCTGGGTAATTATGAAAGAGGTAAATCGTATCCGGATATTCCTATGTTGAGAAAAATTGAAGCTTTATATGAGGTTAGTTATAGTCAAATTATTTTTTTACCTTTAGATTACGATAAAATCGTAAATATGCAATAAAGAGTGACAAAATCGAAGATAAGCAAATTATTTAATTTAAAGGTCGAAAAAGGTTGACAAACCTCGAATTAAGTCGTATCATTTTAATATCAAAACGAAAGGAGCAAAGGAATGGTACAGACAACAATAAGAATCCCAACAGAGCTACACGCGAAGCTCAAAGAGTTAGCAAAGAAAAGAGGATTAACAGTTAACGCACTTATTATTCAGGCATTATGGAAATTATAAGCAACAGACAAGTAAGGCAAAGCATAAGATAAAACAGAAAGTTAGGAGTGATGAAAATTTGAAAGTATTAATTTTTGTTAATTATCAGGGAAATCAATATGAATGGGATAATTTGACAGAACAGGAGAAAAAGAAAATGACTGAGAAGCTGAACCAGCAGACAGCTGACCAGTTAGGCTACGAAAAGGAGATTATAAAAAATTGATAGACGTACAAGAAAAAAGAATGCCTGCGGAAGTGGAAGTTCCGACAAGCATTCGCAAAATAATATTACAGTTTCATTTTATACCAATCAACGAAAATAGTCAAAAGGCTAAAAAGTTCAAATTAGAAGATATTGCATGGGACCTACATTTGGTTAAGGATGTTGTGATTGCAGTTCTTATTGGAATAATAGTGGGTCACATGAATGGAATAGAAACAATAGCAGCAGTTTTTACAGGTATGTTGATGTTAATTGCACTTGTGCATATTGATTGTGAGATACATATGACGGTTGGGAGGAAAAGATAATGAAATATATAGTTGAAATAAAAGTTGAATACAATAAAGCTTTATTTAAATTTGATACAGCAAAAGAAGCAGGTTCATTTATTGCTCTTTTAGCAACAAATAATGTAAAGGGTGAAGATGAAGTTACATTTTCCATGAAGGCAGTTCAGGAGGTAGAAGAATAATGGTAAAAGAAAAAATAAAAGAATTGCTTTTCAGTACAGAAAGAAAAGGAGTAGACAAGCTTCTAGAGCAGATGGACGAAATAGGATTTTTTGATGCTCCTGCATCTACTAAATTTCATGGAGCTAAAGATGGAATGTTGGCAGAACATAGCTTGAATGTATATGAATATGCACATAAATTAGCAAAGTCATGGTTAAGTAGTGAAGAATATAAAGCAATGGCAGACAGTATTACTCTATGTGCAATATTGCACGATTTGGGTAAAGCTGGAGATTATGGAAAGAAGAACTACATCGAAAACACATTAAAGAATGGCAAAAGAAGTGAAAAGATACCATTTGTTAAAAACAGTGAATTGAGTTACGTAGATCATGAGATTAGAAGCATTAAGATATGCAGCAAATACATTGAACTAACAGAGGAAGAGGAATTTGCGATTTTATATCACAATGGAATGTATGGAAATCTTAAGTATGCTTTGCAGGGAAAAGAAACACCACTTCAAATGATTATACATTTTGCAGATATGTGGGCAAGCAGAGTTATAGAAAAGGAGAATCCAAATGATGAAATTTAGAAAATTAAGAGCGGATGAAGTTGACTGCAGAATATCAACAATATCAGATAAAGGATTAAGCCTTTTATTATACAAGGATGCAAGATGTGACATGAATATCCTTGATGAAACAGTAGGACCGATGAATTGGCAGAGAAGTCATTCAAGAGATAATGCCAACTGCACTGTATCAATTTATGATACGGAAAAACAGATATGGGTATCAAAAGAAGATACTGGAACAGAAAGTTATACCGAAAAAGAAAAAGGTTTGGCATCTGACAGTTTTAAGCGTGCATGTTTTAATTGGGGGATTGGTAGAGAATTGTATACAGCTCCATTCATCTGGATTGGAGCAGATAAATGTAAATTAGTTAATAGGAATGGAAAATTTACATGTTATGACAAGTTTAAGGTTGAATACATAGAATATGACGATGCAGGTAATATTTCTTTCCTATGTATTGCTAATGTTTCAGAGAAGAAAAGGGTATTTACTTATGGAAAATCAAAGGAAGCGAAGTAAATGGAATGTACAGGGAAGTTAACTAATATTAGCAGAGATTGGCAGTCTAATAAGTTAAATATCACATTATCAATTAATGAAAATATTAATAGTGAGATAGAAAAGATAAAAGATGTTGAAAAATTGTCAATTAAAGTTAATAAGTACAGAAAAAAGAGAAGCCTAGATGCCAATGCTTATATGTGGGTTCTATTATCAAAGATTGCTGACGTTATAAACAGTGACAAAGATGATGTGTATATAGAGATGCTATCCAGATACGGAGTATTTACCCATATTATTGTCAAAAAAGAAGTAGTTGAAAAGATTAAGACAGAATGGCGGGCAGTTAGAGAATTAGGCGAAATAAACGTTAATGGTTCATCAGGAATACAACTTCAATGCTACTTTGGTTCTTCAACATATGACAGTAAAGAAATGGCTACACTCATAGACGGAGTAGTAAGAGAAGCAAAAGAATTGGGAATTGAAACTTTACCTCCTGACGAACTTTTGAGAATGAAGCAGGAGTGGGACATTGGAAACAGTAATTCAAAGTAATAAAGAATGCTATGTATGTGGACAAACTACTAATTTGCATAGCCATCATGTATTTTTTGGTTCAGCAAATAGAAAATTGTCTGAAAAGTATGGAATGAAAGTGTGGTTATGTGGAGCACATCATAATCAATCTAATGCAGGAGTTCATTTTAACAGACAACTTGATTTGAGATTGAAAATGGACGCACAGAGAGTATTTGAAAAGCAACATAGCAGAGAAGAATTTATGCAGATATTCGGAAGAAATTATTTATAGGAGAGTAATAAGAATGGATATAGTGGATTACATTCCATTTGGAAGGGAGAATGCAGTAACCAGAACGCAGTTAAGGATTATGACAGGTATGAATGATAGAAAAATAAGAGACAAGATATCAGAAGCAAGAAGAGATACAGTTATTCTTAACATGCAGGATGGCAAAGGTTATTTCAGGCCACTTCCGGAAGAAAGACATCTTGTTGAAGCTTATGATAAACAGGAAACAGCAAGATTAAAAAGTATTGGTTGGAGCCTAAAGGCTACAAGGCAGATGCTTAAGAATTGGTAACTATTAATTGATATGCCAACATACATATCTGATAACAAATATATATCACGAAATTAATTAACTATGTTTATGTAATTAGCCTGCTACATAAGGTGGCAGGCAGAAAGGAGACAAGGTGGTTAATTCAAAACAAAAAGGAGCACGTTTTGAAAGACAACTTGCAGGACACATCAAAGATTACGGATATAAAGCAAGACGAGGGCAACAGTATTGTGGAGCAAATGGAGATGCGGATGTTGTCGGACTTCCGGGAATACATATTGAGGCAAAACATTGTGAAAAGATGAAACTGTATGACTGGATGGCTCAAGCAAAATCAGATGCAAACAAAAACGAATTGCCAGCAGTTTTTCATAAGAAGAATAATGCTGAAATTCTTGTCACAATGACATTTGATGATTGGATGCAGATATACAGAGAGTATGAAGCAGGAAGACAAGGAGACGATTAAATGACATGGCAAAAGTAGGAATAGAGAGTTTCCTATTAGATTGCCACACTAACGATAACATGGCTGAAATTGAAGCAGCCTATGGCATAAAGGGATTTGCTGTAATAGTCAAACTCTGGCAGAAAATTTATTCAGATAAGGGGTATTACTGTGAATGGATAGAAAGAAGCCCACTTCTGTTTTTGTCGCAATGGTTCGGTGGGAACAGCGGTGTGGATTTAAGTTTAATAAACCAGGTAGTAAGTCATGCCATTAAGATAGGTATTTTTAACGAGAGTATGTTCAATGAATATGCCATTTTAACATCGGAAAGAATACAGAGACAGTATTTTGATGTTGTTAAAAGAAGAACAGAAATCGAAGTCATAGATGAATACCTCTTGGTTAGTGTTGCCAATTTTAAGGGAAATGTAAACATAATTGAAAAAAATGTATGCAGAAATGAGAAAAATGTATGCAGAAATTCAACAAGTAAAGTAAAGGAAAGTAAAGTAAAGAAAAGTAAAGTAAATACGTATTTCGATTCGAAAAAAGTGAATGATGCATTTGCTGCTTATCTTGCCATGCGGGAAAGGTCAGCACCAGTACCGGGAAGCAAGATTGTTAATCTCATTGAGCAGCTTAATACTTTTAAAGATAAAGGCTGTAGTGATGATGAACTTGTAGAGATTGTTAAAGAAGCAACATCAAAAGGTTGGATGAATTTTTATAAGTCGGACAAAAAGAAGCCGGAGCAGAGCAAAGCAAACTTTACTGAACGAAATTATAGCAAAGATGATATGGAATCACTTGAACGTAAATTGTTAATGAGGAGATAGAAACAAAATGACAAAAGAACAGATTGAATACAGAATCAGACAGATAGACGGAAGGGAGATGTTTCTAATCTGTGCTGATTATATGACAGATGAACAGAGAGAAGAAGTAAGGGCAATTACACTTGAAAGAGAGCAGTTACAGAAGAGATTGGAAGAGTTAAATGGATGTAAGAGTTAATGAACCTGCAAACTATTGGCATTTAATTAATTTACCGGGAAATAACCAATATGAAATCAGCATAGATGGAAAAGTAAGAAAAACATTCAAGAACGGTAAGAAAAAAATGTTAACACCATTTAGGAGAAAGAACAAAAGAAATTTATTTGTGAAAATCACTATTGATGGTAAATCAAAGGACTACACAGTTTTTAGATTACTGGTAAATACATTTGCAAATGAAATTCCTGAAGGAAAAGTTCCATATCATAAGGATCTGAGTATTTGGAACAATCATAGAGATAACATAGGCTTCATAACAAGAGAGGAATTAGGCAAACTTACTGCAAGAATGTCAGGTAAACGAAAGCCGGTGCTAAAAATAGATTCATCGGGAAAGATTGTTGAAACATATGTAAGTGTAAGAGAAGCAGGCATTAGAAATAACATGTCTTATCAGACGATAGCAGACAGATGCCATAACAGAATAAAGAAACCATTTGCATTAGATGGATATAACTATCAGTTTGAAGAATAAAAAATAATCGAAAGGAGCGGAACTCTGGCCAGAGTAATGATATATCGGTTCCTGGAGAGAAATGGAATATTTAGAATTTTTAAAAAGCAAAATTGACATAGCAAAAGACAGTGGATTTGAAGTGAAAAGAGAAGATATAAATCCAATATTAAAACCGCACCAAAAAGATGCCGTAATGTGGGCGATACGAGGTGGAAGAAGAGCTTTGTTTGAATCATTTGGACTAGGAAAAACAGTTCAGGAAATAGAATTTTGTCACCAGATAATAAAGCATAAAGGTGGAAAAGCGTTAATTGTATTACCACTTGGAGTTAAGCAGGAATTCACACATGATGCAGTAGAGGTATTAGGTTATAAAAAGCCTGAATATGTGCGAAACATGGAAGAGGTTAAAAATGCCAAAAGTGACATTATGATAACCAACTATGAAAGAGTAAGAGATGGAAATATTGAACCTAAATATTTTAAGGCAACATCCTTAGATGAAGCGTCAGTTCTTAGAAGTTTTGGAAGCAAGACATATCAGGAGTTTTTGGAAAAGTTTAAAGGAGTTGAATATAAACTTGTTGCAACGGCTACACCATCACCAAACAAATATAAGGAACTTATTCATTATGCAGGATATTTGGAAGTAATGGACACAGGTCAGGCATTAACAAGATTTTTCCAAAGAGACAGTACAAAGGCAAATAATTTGACTTTATATCCTAATCAGGAAGATGAATTCTGGTTGTGGGTAAGCAGCTGGGCATTATTCTGTACAAAGCCTTCAGATTTGAATAGTGAATATTCAGATGAAGGATATGAATTGCCACCATTGCAGGTAAACTGGCATGAATTACCGATAAACTACGGAGATACGGCTGATAAGAATGGACAGATGCAGTTATTTACAGAAGCGGCAGCAGGATTAAAAGAAGCAGCAGCCGTTAAAAGAGAAAGTATATCTGCAAGAATAGAAAAGATGAAGGAAATCGTAGAAGCAAGTCCAAATGATAATTTTATACTGTGGCATGATTTGGAAAGTGAAAGACACGCAATAAAGAAAGCGTTACCGGAAACAGTTGATATATATGGCTCACAGAATTATGAAATCAGGGAAAAAAGAGTTATAGATTTTTCGGAAGGAAGGACAAGATTGTTTGCAACAAAGAAAGAATTATCAGGTTCAGGTTGTAACTTCCAGAAACATTGTCACAGAGAAATTTTTGTAGGCATAGATTATGAATTTAATGATTTTATTCAGGCAATACACAGATGCTACAGATTCCTTCAAAAAGAGCAGGTAATAATTGACATAATTTACATGGAGAATGAAAAGAGTATTAAAGAGGTTCTGGAAGAAAAGTGGAAAAATCATAATCATATGGTGTCAAAAATGATTGAAATAGTAAAGAAATATGGTTTGAATCAGAACAACAAGGCACAGGGACTTAACAGAAAGATAGGAGTGAAAGCAGTGAAGGTAGAAGGAAAGTATTATACAGCAGTTCATAATGATTGTGTTGAGGAAGTAAGAACCATGAATGATAATTCAGTAGATTTAATTCATACATCAATTCCATTTGGAAACCATTATGAATATTCGGCAAATTATAACGATTTCGGACACAATCAAAATACGAAAAGATTCTTTGAGCAGATGGATTTTTTGACACCCGAATTATTGAGAATATTAAAACCGGGAAGGGTTGCGGCTATTCATGTAAAGGACAGAGTACTGTTTGGTAATGCAACAGGTACGGGAATGCCAACAATTGAACCTTTCCATGCTGACTGTATAGCTCATTACATAAAACATGGATTTCAGTACTTTGGAATGATAACGGTTGTGACGGATGTTGTAAGGGAAAATAATCAGACATACAGATTAGGTTGGAGTGAACAGTGTAAAGACGGCTCAAAAATGGGAGTGGGATGCCCGGAATATATATTGCTGTTTAGAAAGCTGCCAACAGACAAATCAACAGCTTATGCAGATGAACCGGTTAAAAAGACAAAAGAAGAATATACGAGGGCACAATGGCAGATAGATGCACACGGATACTGGAGAAGTTCAGGAGACAGACTTGTAACAAAGAAAGAATTATTGGAAGCAGACATTAAGAATTTACAGAAGGTATATCGCAAATATTCAAGAGAAAATATTTACAGCTATGAAGAACATGTAAAACTTGCAGAACAGCTTGATAAAGAAGGAAGACTTCCGGCTATATTTATGGTAGTAGCTCCCGGTTCATGGAACAACCTTGAAGTGTGGGATGATATAAACAGAATGAAAACACTCAATACACAGCAGTCGAGAAGGAGAAAGCAAATGCATGTGTGTCCTTTACAGATAGACATCGTTGAAAGGATTATAAACAGATATTCAAATAAAGGGGATTTGGTTCTGGATCCATTTGGCGGACTTATGACAGTTCCAATGACTGCGGTAAAAATGAAAAGAAGAGGATACGGAATAGAATTAAATGAAGATTATTTCAGGGATGGTGTCGGATATTTGCAACAGGCTGAAGAGGAAAGAGAGACACCTACATTATTTGATTACTTAGGAATAGATGGAGGTGAACAATAGTGACAATAAAAGAATTGGTGGAATTAAATTTCTGCATTGCTGAAATAGAAGTTGAGGTTAGGTCAAACGGTAGACTTAAAGCCAAATATTACATAGGAGATGGAGCATGGAGAGATGCGAAACTGCGCGAACATGAAGCACATCAGGATTATAAAGTTGAGTTTATAGCAGAAAAGATAAACAGATTTGAAAATGACCATGTATACCACGATGTTATATTAAAGAACATTCCAAAGAAAATATTAAAAATGGAAGTATATGCATGGCATATGACAAGAAAACATTGGCATCCGACTAATTCAGATTCATTTGAAGCTATAGAGATTACAGTAGAAGTACCGGAAAACTACGAATTACCGCCAATGCAGGAAAAGAATGAACTTGAAGGACAGATGAATATAGAAGACGTGTTTGACAATGAAGGGAGATTGAAATGGCAAGAATAGATAAAGAAGAGCAGGCAAGGCGTGAAGGAATGGCTTATGCCTTTAAGATTGCTAAAGAAAGAGGAATTGATGGACTGGAAAAGGAATTACGATTAAGAAACATTACAAAACTTCCAGTTGCTATTAAAGAAAAAGATGTTGAAGAATGGTGTGATGGAATGAAAAATCAGACAGTAGACAGTGTGGGAATCCTGGCAATGGTATCTTTAAGGGACGGATTTGGCTTTGGTAAAAAAAGACTGTTAGAGTTTAGAGAAATATTCAACAATAAAACAGAATGTATTATGAATCCTGATTGGAGCTGCTGGGATGATCAGATAGCAATTTTAAAAGAAGAATGTGGTATTGATACATTCATAAGACAGAATGAATAGATGTTAAGAAATGTTAAGAAGTAAAATGTACATTGAAAACTAAATATTGGCTGATAAATTTCAAAAAAAACTTGATTTGTTTGGTAAAAGTATTGACATATACGTACACGTATGATACAATAAATATATCAAATGAAGGAGGTAAAACCAATGGGCAAGAGAAAAGACAAAAAGAGCCTTAAGATATGGGATTTGGTAATCAAGTCGTTAATAGCAATAGCAGCATTGATTACATCAATCGCCGAACTCATAAAGGCTCTTACATAGGAGAAAGGGAGAGAAATCTCCCAATCTCTTACAAGTATATTAGCACATTGGGAAAGAAAATAAAATGAAGAAGTTTAACTTTTCTACAGCATTTTTTATGTTTACCATCATATTAGCTTTAGCAACGGAATGGTCTATAGTAGGATGCGTATTTGTAATATGTGCATCGTTATATATGCTAATTGAGACGATACCGCAATTATGGAGGATTATAAATGGACGAAAAGAAGATTAGAGCACAGGACAAATGGGATATGAAAGCAGGAGTGTCAGCAAAGACATACAAAGTCAATACAGCTGTTGCAGAAGAATTTAAAAAGGTATGTAAAGAACTGCATTTGTCTCAGGGTCCTGAATTGACAAAGTTAATGCAACAATTCATTGAAGAAAATAGGTAAAGGAGAACAATAAGATGCCTAAGGGAGAACCGAACAGTCAGACAATCGCATCACAGAAATGGAATGCGAAAGCAGGGTACGTTGCTAAGACGTACAAATTAAAGAAAGACGTTGCAGATGCATTTGCAGAAACATGTGACAGGCTGGGAGTGAGTAAAGCGAGCCAGCTGACAAAGATGATGACGGAATTTATTGAACAGAATAAGTAAAAAAGAAAACTATCAGCCATTATTTGGTTGGTAGTTTTTTTATACAAAATTAGCAGAAAGAGAGGGATAAATGATTAAGATATTAATTATAGCAATAGTAATCATAGTGATAGCAGCAGTATATTCACTATGCGTTATGAGCTCAAAAGACGACAGGAGAAGGGAAAGAGACGCAAGAAGCTGGGACGAGGATTAACAGAAAGGATGGATAACGTGGCAGAAACAAACAAAGCTAAAGAGTATTTGCTCCAGGTAAGCAGAGCAGAACATAGAATAAAGAGACTACAAGAAGAAATACAGACATTGCAGGAGCTGGTAACAAGTACAAGTGCAATCAGCCAGGGCGAAAGGGTCATATCTTCTACATCGCAGGACAAGATGGCAGATACAATTTGCACAATCGAGGAAAGAATAGAAGAGTGGAATACAGAGGTTCGTAAGTTAGTTGAGATTAGAGCAGAGATTATGACAACGATTTCAAAGTTAAGTAACGAAGAATACAGAGGAATCTTATATAAGAGATACTGTCAATCAAAAAAGTGGGAAGAGATAGCACTTGAAATGGGAATCTCATACAGACATACAACCAGGTTACATGGACTGGGACTACAAGAAATAGAAAAAATAATAATATGTCCTTGAATGTCCCTATGAACATAGATTATCATTATAATATGATAAATACCCAAAGGGAACTAAAGTTCCTCCTCCGAAATTAAGTATTTATAGAGTCATCGAAGAATGAAAGAGCATCCTTATTAGGGTGCTTTTTCAAATTGAAAAGAGAAACAAAAAATAAAAGGTATAAAGCTATATGAAAGCTAATGAAAAAATGGATATAATAAACAAAAAAATAAACGATATAAAACCATATAAGAACAATGCAAAAAAGCATCCAAAGGAACAAATAGAACAGATAAAACAAAGTATTGAAAAGTTTGGATTTAACGACCCTATAGCAATAGACGAGAATAATATGGTAATCGAAGGTCATGGCAGGTTAATGGCAGCTAAAGAATTAGAAATGACAGAATTACCATGTATTATATTAACCAACCTTACAGAGCAGCAGAAAAAAGCATATATATTAGCTCATAATAAACTGACAATGAATAGCGATTTTGATTATGAAATATTAGACCGGGAATTGAAAGATATATTTGAGTTTGATATGGAAGAATTTGGGTTTGATGTTCCAGAAATGGAAGAATTAGACGATATTGCCGACGGTTATTATGGCGATGAGCGAGAACGTACATATAATGCATATAATTTGGATGAATATGATGAATTAAGGAGTTCGGGGTTTTATCAAATGCCAATCATAAAAGCACAAAATGCTGAACCAGAAATAATAATTCCATTTAATTATGTTTTGAGTACTAAGAAAACAAAATGCGGAGTACATTTTTATATTGATGATTATCAGTTTGAAAGAATTTGGAACAGTCCACAGGAATACATTGAAAAATTAAGAAACTTTGAATGTGTATTTACCCCTGACTTTAGCTTGTATATGGATATGCCGATGGCTATGAAGATTTGGAATGTTTATCGCTCTAAATTAATAGGGCAGATGATGCAGGACGTAGGAATCACGGTAATACCAACGCTTCAATGGGCAGAGAAAGAAACATTTGCCTTTTGCTTTGATGGAATAGAGCAGGGTGGAACTGTTTCGGTTTCAACCATAGGAGTTAAAAAAGACAAAGAAGCAAAGCAGATATGGTATGATGGAATGGATGAAGCAATAAAGAAAATAAAGCCTAGTAAGATACTTGTATATGGAGGAGATATAGGCTATAATTTTCCTAAGGACATAAAAATTAAGTATTATGATAATAACGCGTTTAAGAGATAGAAAGAGATAGAAGGTGAAATAAATGTTAAAGGACACATTTTTGCATAGAATGAAAGGAATATCAATAGATATTGGAGATTATACATTATATTCTAAACCCTGTAGAATTGTTAATATAGATACAAACGATGAAGTTAAATTTAAAGATATGGAAGATGCATATGAACATGGAATGATAGGTAGTGTATCACTAAAAGAATTTGTTGAAAAAGCAGATGATTCCATCTTCGTAGTTACAAATGATGATTCGGGAATAAGATTTGAAAATATGCACTAATATTATGAAAATAAGAGATAGAAAGAGAGGACAAAAAGATGGCAAAAAGTAAAGTATACGTAGAACCAGAGGAATATTTTCCAAAGGCTATAAGAAAAGAATTTGGATTAGGTGAATATGCAAAACCTAAGCCAAAAGAAGCGGGGGCAAAGAAGAAAAAGAAAACAAAATAAAAGATAAAAGCAAGGTGTAAAAAACATCTTGCTTTTTTTATGCGTAAATTAGAAAGGAAATAAAGCAGTGGGTGGACGTGGAGCAAGTAGCGGAATAAGTGTTAGCGGAAGAAAAAAGAATGATTGAACGTGTTAAATCTATATGGTACAATTATGTAAATAATAAATAATAGCTCAAAAGAGAGCAACGTTTAATCAGCGTATGGATTTCCTTAAATGGAATTATTTATTATCAGCAGATTATAACTCAGGAGGAGAGTCCCTTAATTGAGGGAGACCCCGTGTGCAAATCCGGGTGTCTGCGCATATGATAGAGCTTTGTATATTGCAAGGCTCTATTTTTGTACCTAAAATTAAAGTAAAGGCAGGTGAGAGTAAATGGGAAAAAGTTTCAAGGATATGACAACAAAAGAATTGCAGGAAGCCGGAAGAAAAGGTGGAATAAAATCCGGTGAAACAAAGAGAAATAAAAAAGCAATGAAAGAAACACTAGAACTACTTCTCAGTATGCCACTAAAAAATAGAAAATTAATTGAGCCTGAACAAATAAAAAGTTTTGCAGATTTAAATGGCAAGAATATAGATATTCAAACAGCTATATTAATAGCACAGATACAAAAAGCACTTAAAGGTTCAGTCGCGAGTGCAGAGTTTTTAAGAGATACAGCAGGGCAAAGACCAGAAGATATAATTAACTTAAATACAGACGCAGAAGACATGAATTTAAATATAAATATAAGTTATGGTGATGAAGTGAATGAATATAAAGGTTGAATTAAATCCGGCTTTTAAAGAAGTAAATGAAAGCACCAAAAGATATATAATTATGAAAGGCTCAGCCGGTTCAGGTAAGAGTGTAGACACAGCTACAAATTATATACTTAGATTAATGAAAGATGCAGGCCGTAATTTATTATGTGTTAGAAAATCAGATATAACTAATAGAGATAGCACCTTTGCTGAATTGCAAGGTGCTGTTTTTCGTATGTTTGGTGAAAACTGGGAAAAGTATTGGAGTATAAAACAAAACCCATTAATGCTGGAATGCAAACATAACGGAAACCAAATAATATTTAGAGGTGTTAATGATGACAAACAACGTGAAAAATTAAAATCAATTACATTTAAAAGAGGAAAACTTACAGATGTATGGATAGAAGAAGCGACAGAAATAACACAGAATGATTTTGAAATAATAGATGATAGATTAAGAGGTGAATTACCACCGGGACAGTTTTATCAAATCAAAGCAACATTTAATCCGGTAAGTGCAACGCATTGGATAAAGCGTGTATTTTTTGATTTGCCGGATAAAAATACATTGACACATTCGAGCAATTATTTGAATAACAGATTTATAGATGAAGCTTATAAAGCACGAATGGAAAGAAGAAAATTAGTAGACCCTGAAGGATATCGTGTATATGGATTAGGAGAATGGGGAGAAGTAGGAGGATTAATTCTTAGTAATTATATAGTTGAAGACTTTGATATAACACCCAGCAGATTTGATTACATGGTTAATGCACAGGATTTTGGATTTAATCATGCAAACGCTTTGCTAAATGTTGGGTTTAAAGATGGCGAACTGTATGTGTGTAAAGAACTGTATGTTTACGAAAAAGATACAAGCGAAATCATACAAATGGCTGATGCATTGAAATTTGATAAAAGATTAATGATGTATTGTGATAGTGCAGAGCCGGATAGAATAAAAATGTGGCAGAAAGCAGGATATAAAAGAGCCAGAGGTGTTATAAAAGGTCCCGGAAGTGTTAAAGCACAAATAGATTACTTAAAACAAATACCAAAAATACATATACATCATAGCTGCACAAACACTTATAAAGAAATTAGTCAATGGAAATGGCAGATAGACCAGAAGACAGGGTTATATTTGGATGAACCTGTTAATTTCTTTGATGATGCAATGGCAGCTTTAAGATATTCAGTTGAAGAAATTAGAAGAAACAGCCACTTGAAAGCAAAAAAGCGACCAAGAGGCTTTTAATTTATAGTAGAAAAGAGGTTAAGGAATGGCTATATATATTGACCCAGATGTGGTACAGGATATTGATAATATAAATTCAAGTGTATTTCGTTATTTAATTAAAAAGCATAAAGAATACTGTCGTAAATTACAGAAAAATTATGATTACTATTTGGGAAAACATAAGATATTATCTTCGGACATGGAAGATACAGAAAAGGTAAGAGTGTTTTCTAATTATGCAAAGTATGTTGTTGATATTTCAACAGGTTATTATCTGGGCGAACCGGTTAAATATAATAGTGATAAAGCGAATAAAAATAAACAGAAAAAAGAGATTCTAAATGCAGGCATACAGGCGAGTATACAGAATGGAGCTGTAAGACAGTACGACTGGGAAGAATCGAAACAAATTGACATATCAAGGGCAATAGATGTTTATGATAATCAGACTATCTCAGAATGTGATGCAAAAATAGCAAAGCACATAGGAATATTTGGTGAAGCATATGAATTGGAATATGCTAATAACAAGGAAAACCCTGAACCAAGAACAACAGTAGTTGACCCTAGAAATTGTATTATGGTTAGAGATAATACAGTAGAACATAATAAATTATTTGCTATCGTATATCAGGAACAGGAAGATTTAGGAGAAGTTAAATATTATGATGTTACTGTATATACGGATCATAATATGAAAAAATATCGTTCAACTAATTTAGAAGATTTTGAATTTAAGCCGATAGTGGGAAGTGAAGCAGAACATTATTTTGGTGAAGTGCCAATTGTTGAATATCAAAATAATGATGAAAGACAAGGAGATTTTGAACAATGTATTCCTCTTATTGATGGACTAAATGAATTGTTAAGTGACCGTATTACAGATAAAAAGAAATTTGTAAACAGCCTTTTGGCAATGTTTGGTATTACATTAGATGATGATGATATAAAAATACTGAATAAAGAAAGATTCCTTGACGGCATACCATTGGATGCACGAATTGAATACATTCAGAAAGTATTTGATGAATCAAGCATGAATGTTTTATGTAATGACATCATAAGAGAAATACATAAAATGACATTGACAGTTGATATGACTGATAACAATTTTGCCGGAAACAGTTCAGGACAGGCTTTAATGCTAAAACTAATGACTATGAACATATTAGTCAAGTCAAAAATGAGGAGTTTTGAAAAGGGATTGAAGAAACGTTTTGAAATGTATAATCATTGGCTGACAATTAAAGGGGAAATGGTTCCAATAGATAAAAAAGAGTTAGATATAATATTTACTATTGCAATGCCAATAGATAAGGCTGAAATTGTAAATATGGTTACCAACTTACAGGGAATAGTTGATAATAAGACCTTGATTAGTCAGTTATGGTTCGTTAAAGATGTTGATGAAGTGCTTGAAAACTTAAAAATACAGAAAAAAGAAGCACAACAGGAATATTTGGATAGTTTTGGATTAACTAAATCAACAGAGCAATCTGGAGAAGAAAGCAATAATAAAAGTCAAGAGGAAAAAGCAGACGAGTAGGTGAATAAATGGCTAGGTACTGGGAAAAAAGAAGCATTGATTTGGAAAAGTTAATTCAGGAAAAAAACGATAAGACAATTATCAAAGTGAACAGATATTATGAAAATATATTTAAAGAGTTGAATGCACAAATTGGCAAGATTTTTTCAACATATGCAACAGAAGGACAAATGACCATTGAAGATGCTTTAAAACTGCTGAATACTCAACAAACAAAAGAGGTATATAATACTTTAAAGCGTATATATGACCGTACTGACAATGAGGAGATTAAGCAGGATATACTTAACAGACTTAATGCTCCTGCATATGCTGCCAGAATTGCAAGAATTGAAGCAATGCGTGATTTAATATATTCAGAGGCACAGAATATAGGGTGGGCAACTGAAATGGCTTTACAGGCGAGAATGATAGACGCATATCAAACATCATTTTATCAGACGCATTACACGATTCAAAAAGGTACAGGCTTAGCTTATGATTTTAATAAACTAAGTAATCCGGCGGTAAAGGCAGCAATTGCAAATGAATGGAAAGGTTCAAACTATTCAAAGAGAATATGGAATAATACAGACAAATTGGCAAATAATTTGGAAGATATAATAACTCAAGGGTTAATGATTGGTATATCAGGCAAAAAGATGGCTACCAGAATAGTAAAAAAGATGGATAGTGGCAGATATGAAGCAAACAGGCTGATTAGAACAGAAGTTAATTATATTGCAGGGCAGGCAAGACTTAAATGTTACGAAGATATAGGTACAGAAAAATATATATTTATTGCTACACTTGATACCAGAACTTCAGTACAATGTCAAAAGTTGGATAAAACAATTCATTTAGTGAAAGATGCAGAAGTAGGTGTTAATTATCCACCGATGCATCCAAATTGTAGAAGTGTTGACAGCGCATACATAGAAGGAAAAGACTATTCAAAATTAAAGAGACGTGCAAGAAATCCGATAACCGGAAAGACAGAGCTTGTACCGGCTAATATGAATTATAGCGAGTGGAAAAAGAAATATATTGACCTGAAAAATGATTCTGAATATCAAAATGCAAAGGTAAGGGCGGGAGTAAAAAACATTGAAAAATTGCATAGTTCTGATATAATGAAATCGAAAGTAACAAGTGGTGCGTTAACAGATAATAATGATCCACTATATGAAAAGAGAAACAGGCATGCTAATAGTTATTACGATTCTGTTAGAAATAGTAAGAAAAATAATATTATTAATACTATTGCAAGTAATACAGGTATGGCAGAGTCTGACATATCAAAAATATATGATCATGTATTTATAAATGAATACGAATTGTATGGTGGAAAACGTAGATTCGATCCGGATTACGATATGGCTGAATCATTCAGAAGATTAAGAGAAGGTAAAGAAATACAAGAACATGATTTGATTTTATTAAGACATGAGCGACTTGAATATGAATTAATGAATAAGGAGGGGATGACATATCAAGAAGCACATAGTATAGCAGAAACAAAATATAATTATAGAAAGGCACTTGACGAATTTAAGCATAAAAATAGCTTATTGTAGAAAAGAGGTGTATTTTTGTGGTAAGAATTGAATTATTAGAATTAACTGATAAAATCGTAAAATATAAATATATTCCAGAAAATTCAGATGAATATGGAATAATTTCTTTGGATAGAATGACTGGAGAGAAAAAAATAGATAAGTTAGTTTTAGGATATTCTATGAATTATCCTGCTCATGCATTTCATCGAATAAAGGAGTATTTAGTGAATAACAATTTTCAAAAGAAAGATATTATAGCATGGTATTAATACCACCCAGTCGAAAGATTAGGTGGTATTTTTATACAATTAAATATGATTTAAAGAGCAGTTATCAAATGATATCTGCTTTTTTTATATGGCAAGGAAAAGCCGTAAAAACCAAGAGTTTATAACAAACAATAAGGCAGGGACTTATTGGGTGTATATAAAAACAAGTAAACTGTGAGGCAGGAACTCACAGGGAATAGGAGTTAGATATGAGAAAAGAAAGTAGACGTTTACAGATGAAGTTACAGTTTTTTGCTGAACCCAAAGAACCACAGGAACCTGAAAATCATCCTGAGGAATTAAGCCTTGATGATGTGATGGAAAAGTTTAGTGTTGATGATATTTTGGCAAGACCTGAGTTGGCAAAAGGTATACAAAGCCGTATAGACAGCACAGTTACAAAAGCATTAAATACAGCACGAACAAAGTGGGAGCAGGAACAGCTTGACAACATGGATGAGGCAAAAAGATTAGAGAAAATGAGTGCTGAACAAAGAGAAAAATATCAGTTTGAAAAAGATAAAAAGGCTTTTGAAGCTGAGCGAAAGAAGTTTGAGCATGAACAATTGGTTGTTGCTACAGGAAAAGAATTATTAAAAAGAGGATTGGATTCTAGCTTTGCATCTTATCTTACAGGAACTAATGCCGAAGACACAAATGCAAAAATCGATAGCTTTGAACAGTTATTTAATTCAGCAGTAACTAATGCAACTAACAAAAAAATGCAGGGAGAACCGCCTAAAGAACCGAAAACAGTTAAAACGATTACGCTAGATACAATAAAAACTATGTCAGCGGATGAAATTAATAAAAATTGGGATGAAGTGCAGTTAGTACTTGCAGGCAAGAAATAAGAGAAAAGGAGACTAAAAGATGTCAGTTAAAAATTTTATTCCACAGATTTGGAGCGCGAGATTATTAGAACATTTAGACAAAGCACATGTATATGCTAATTTGGTAAACAGAGATTATGAAGGTGAAATTAGAAACTTTGGTGATACTGTTAAAGTTAACCAGATTGGCGATATTACTATTAAGGATTATACAAAGGGAAGTGACATTGAGGACCCGGATGATCTTGATGGAACACAGCAGATATTAACCATTAATCAGTCAAAGTATTTTAACTTTGGAATTGATGATGTGGATAATGCACAGACAAATCCTAAATTAATGAATGAAGCAATGTCCAGAACTGCTTATGGAATGAATGATGTAACAGATTCATTTATTGCAAATTTAATGGCAGTAGAAGCAGGCTCAACAATTGGAAGTGACGATTCACCAATTGTACCAACAGCCGCAAATGCATATGATTATTTAGTAGATTTAGGAACCGCATTGACAGAAGCAAATGTACCATTAGTAGGCAGATGGGTTGTTGTACCGGCATGGTATCATGGCTTATTACTTAAAGACAGCAGATTTGTTGCAAATGGAACAGATTATAATAAGGCAATCTTAGAAGGCGGTTATGTAGGCGTTGCAGCAGGATTTAAGATTTGGGTATCAAATAATGTACCTAATACATCAGGAACAAAATATAAAATCATAGCAGGTACAAATGCCGCAACTTCATATGCTGAACAGCTTACAGAAGTTGAAGGATACAGACCTGAAAAGAGTTTTAAAGATGCAGTTAAAGGATTGCATATCTATGGAGCAAAAGTATTTCAGAAGAAGTGCTTGGCATGCATGACAGCTAATAAGGCCTAAGACAGAAAGTGAGTAAACTATGACGGTTAAGATATTAAATAAAAATACTGGTTTTACAACGGAATGCAGTAACAATGATGTTATAAAAATTTGTAAAGCAGATACTTTAAATTACGAAGTATCTGAACTTACAGAGCAAAAGAAACCACAACAGAGAAAAAAAGAAACTGTTAAATAGTGGAGAGGAGTGTAAAGATGGAAACATTAGACCGATTAAAAATAAGACTAGGTTTAGAAACTGTTGATGCTAATATGGAGGTTACATTGACAGAATATCTAGATGAAGCGGCAACGGCTATTAAACTTTATCTTAATTTGGATTATGATAAGGAACTTGATAGTCGTTTTGTTTCCACTCAGATAAACTTAGCACAGACGTATTACAATAGAGATATGGCAAAAAACGTAAAATCAGAAAGCTATTCAGAAGGTGTTGTAAGCCAAAGCGTGACATATATGTCAAGTAATGATTATGATACAAAAGAAGAGCAGCTATTAAGTAAACTGGCAAGATATAGGAGAGTATATGCAAGACGAAATGATAAGAAATAGGGGAAGATTTGGTTTTTCAAAAAGAAAGGTAATGGAAAATATTAAATCTACACCGGTATATCCGTATGAGTTTAAAACTGATAGATACGGTAATACAGAATATAATTATCCTGAAGAATCAGCGTACAACCTGGAACTAATATGGTTACCTATATCAAGTCAGGTAGAAATTGCAGAATATGGCGAGCGTATAAATGAGATGATGCAGGCATGTTTATTTTCTGATGATGAAATAAAAGAAAAGGACAGAGTTTCAATATCAGGAATTTTATACAATATAATAGCTGTAAAACCTTATCCAAGTTACAGATTACTCTTAGCTGAAAGGGTGAGATAAAATGGATTTTAAAGTAGATTCTAAAGGATTTGATGATTTCATAGACAAAATGTCTGTTAATTCGGAAAACCTTGAAAATAATGTAATGAAAACCGTTAAGCAAATAGCGCAGGAAATAGCAGATGATGCAAAAGACTTAGCACTGGTTGATACAGGACATTTAAGAGAAAATATTTTTTCAAGAGTGGTACAGGATGGAAACATAATAGTAGGAGAAGTATTTTCAAATATTGAATATGCCGCATATGTTGAGTTTGGAACCGGTACAGTAGGGCAATCAGCAGGGCTAACGCGTGAAGGGATAAATTTGCATTATAGACAAACACCGTGGAGATATAAAGATGAGGAAGGAAAGTGGCATTACACTAAAGGTCAAAAGCCACAACCTTTTTTATATCCGGCTATGAAAAATAATGAAGATAACATCAAAGAGAAGTTAAAAACAGCAGTAGTAATGGAGCTTAGATAATATGGTAGATGCAAGAGTACAGATTTTAGATTTACTAAAAGAAATTGATACAGATGGGTTGAAGGTATCTATGAATTTCCCTAAAAAGATTGATACAGTGCCTTTGATAACGTTTTTTGAAATTAATAATAGTAATACCAACATAAAGATACGTGATTTGTTATCGTATCAGATTGATGTGTGGGCGGATTCATTTGAAAGTGTTATAGATTTGGCAATGTTAGCTGATGAAAAGATGATAACGTTAGGATTTAAACGAGATTATGTAACACCTGATAGTGATAGCGTAGATGCTTCAGGATTATATAGAAAAACATTAAGATATAGCAGATATGTTGATGTTAGAACAAACAGGTTAATTGATTAGAGAGTGGTTATTGCATAGAGGTAATAACCACTATTTAGTTATAAGAAAGTGAGGTTGAAAATGGCAAGTACAAGCAAGACAACTGAAACACAAAGTAATGAAGAAAGTGAGGTAGCAGTAATGGCAGTTGAAAATACAAAACAGGGTTTGGCAAGTATTGGAATTTCAGTAAAGGTTAATAGTGTTGCACTTAATTATGTAACAGATATAGGCGATATTGGAGGTTCACCATCAGAACTTGATGCAACTACACTAAAAGACAAAATAAAAATTACTGTACAGGGTGTAAAGGATATTAAGGCATGGGAATGTTCATATTTATATGATAATTCAAGTACAACAAGTGATTTCAGAAAATTAAAAGCACTTGAAAAGGCAGGAAACATAGTCCCTGTTGAAGTAGCGTTCCCGGATGGAACAACATTTAAAACAACTGGATATGTATCAACCATGATTAATGGTGCTAAAGTTGACGAATTAATCAGTGCAAAATTATCAGTATCATTACAGAGCGATTGGGAGATTACAGACCCGGCAGCATAATATAGTGAGGGTTTATGCCCTCACTTTTTTTAAGAGTAATAATAAGGAGTAATATTATGAAAACATTAGAATTAAGATTAAAAAACAATGAAGAAATGGTAAAAGTACATTTAAGATTAACTTGTGGAGGACAGAGAAGTTTAAAAGAAAAATTTGAGGAAGACACACTTTCCACTTTAATGGGTGGAATAAATGAAATTGAAAAAACAGTAGCGGTATTTGATACTGCATTAAACTATAAAGATAACGACAATGTTATTACAGATGGAGAAGAATTATATGATTTATTAGTCGATAATGGAACTTGTGGAATGGATGGATTTGCTAAAGTATTAACCGATATTGCTGTAGCATCCGGAATTATAAAAAAGGATCAGGCGAATTCATTGCTTAAGAGTGTAAAAGATACATATGACAATGTATTTGATGAAATTGACAAAGTAATGGGAGACAATAATGAAAAAGTTAAAGAAATTATAGAAACACCCAGAGAGTAAAAAGCAGGAATTAACAGTTGAAAAGATAATTTTTGAAACAAGAGTAGCAGGTGCTGGATTTTATGAAGCATTAGATTTTACGTGGGGCGAGGCTATTGAATTTATTAAAATTTACAATGAACGCAGGAAAAGAGAAAATCAGGATTTGGCAACAATAGCTTTTAGAGAAGCTGATTTAATGTCTCAATGGATTTTTAAAAAAGAAGAAACAAATATTACGGAAGTATTTCCGTTTTGGAGTGAAGCGGAAAAAAATGAAGCAACAAAACAGGCAAAAATAAATAAATACAAGAACATTATGTATAGATATGTAAACAATACGAAAATAAATAAGTAATGAATTTAATAATTAGTAGGGAAAGGTGGTGAAAATAGGATGACAGTTGAAGAGATTAAGGTAAGATTTAGTGCTGAAATTGATAATTTCAAGAAAAGTATGGATAATGCTAAAAATTCAGTAAAAAAAGTATCAGATGCATTAAATGATATAGATGGAGATATATCAAGAGCTGGAAAGTCAGCAGATAAAAACGCACAAAGAATTGGAAAAGCATTGGAAAGTGAAAAAAAGAAATATCAAAGTGCTGTTGAATCAACAAAACGTTATGCACAAAGTGTAAGTGATTTGGGAAACAAGTACAATATTGCTGAAAGCAAGGCAAAGAAATATGAAACGGCTATTACGCAGCAGGAAACTAAATTGAATGAAATGAGAAATGCTTATTCTAAAATGTCTAACGTTTTATCTAATATGAATATTAATGGTAGTATTTCGGAAGAAATGCAACGTTTACAGCAAACATTAGATACTAACAAGGACAAGGCTTTAAAACTTGAAAATGCCATGAAACAGTTGAAAAACTCTAATTATCAAATTGGAGAAGTAGACGGTGAGTTTATGAATTATGAACAAATGACACAGGCTTTAAACAAGGTCGATGCTGAAAGCGAGCAGGCATATAATAAACTGAGCAAATTGAAATCAGAAGTTTCAGATGTAGACGGAGAGTTCCTAAAACTTGGAAATGAACAGGGATTACAAAAACTGAATACACAGATTACGCAGCAGGAAGCTAAATTGTCAAGTCTTAAATTAAGCTATCAGCAGGCAAGCAACAGTATGAATAATTTAGGCATGAGACAACAGCAGGCAAATGCTAAAATGGAACAATCAAAGCAGACAATGGCTAGTTCAAAGAATAGAATTATGCAGTTAAGACAGTCTTTAGGTTCATTGTCTTCAGTTACTAAAGGTTCATTTATGGCTAATGTTACGAGTAAATTAAAAAATGTTGGAAATGCCGCTTCAAGTATGATTCATAAATTTCAAAATGGAGTATCGGCAATTAAGAAATTTGGTTCAGGAATTGCAAATGTCGGAAGCAAAGTGGGTGGAGCGATTGCCAAGTTTTCGCTTTTAGGAAGAGCTGCTACAGGAGCTAAAAATAAAATTGCAAATTTCAGTAAAGGTATATCCCAAAATTTAAGAATGATTAACAGTATAGTTATGTCTATGTTAATTATGCAGTTAATGCAGATTTTAACAGATGGATTTAAGCGATTAGCCGGACAATCCGATTCATTCAATAAATCTATGAGCAAACTATACAGTAGTTTTGCATATCTGAAAAATTCAATTGTAGCTGCATTTCAGCCTTTAGCAACAGCGGTTGCTCCGATGATAGCTAATATAGTAAATACAATTGCTAATGCAATAAATAAATTAGGTGAATTATTTGCTGCCTTAACAGGACAAAAAACATATACAAAAGCCGTATATCAAAGCAAAGATTTTGCATCTTCTATGAATGACAGTGCAAATTCAACCAATGCTGCAACAGAAGCCAATGAAAATTATAAAAAGTCATTGGCAGGATTTGATGAAATTACCAAACTAGACAGTCAGGATAATAATTCATCAGGTGCAGGTACAGGTACAGGCGGCGGTGCTGATGATGCAGGGTCATGGAAAACAGAAAAAGTTAATGTGGCAAGCAGTTTAGCTGATGATATTAAAAATGGTGATTGGTCTAGTGTAGGTAAGGCGTTAGGCGAAAAAATTAATAGTGCTTTAAGTTCGATTGATTGGCCGAAAATACAGAAAAAGGTTAACGGTATAGCAAGTAACATAGCGGATTTTTTAAATGGAGCAATGGAAGCAATAGACTGGTCTCTTGTTGGGTCTACAATTGGAAATGGAATAAATACAGTTTTAGGATTCTTCAATACTTTTATAACAAAGTTTGATTGGGAAAAACTGGGAACCAGCATAGCAACAACTCTTAATAGTACTTTTTCAACAATAGATTGGTCATTAGTTGGCTCGACTTTAGGAAATAGTATTGAAGCAGTAATAGATACAGCTTTTGGATTTGTTGAAACTTTTGATTGGAATGGTGTCGGAAGTGACCTTGCAACGGCAGTAAATGATTGCTTTGATAAAATCGACTTTAAAAAAGCCGGGAAAACATTAGGCGATGGAGTAAAAGGGATTTGTGAAAGTATTTCTTCATTTTTTGCTGAAGTTGACTGGGAAGCAATCGGTAAAGATGTTGTAAGTTTTATAACAAGCGTAGACTGGCTGGGAATGATTTTCGAAGCATTAAAGGCTCTTCAATCATTTACTCAAGGATGCTGTGATTTTGCAAAAGGTATTTTTGACGGAATAGTAGATGCAATAAAAAATGCGGATTGGGGAAAAGTAGCCAAAGATGTTTGGGACTGTTTGGTAGAAGCAATCAAATTATTAACTACTCCAATTATGAACGTAACAGCATCACTTGCAACTAAGGCAAAAGATTTGGCGGATAAGTTAAAGGATGATTGGGATAAACTTAAGGACAAAACACTTGAAGCAGTAGCTGAACTTAAGACTAAAATAAACGAAACAAAGGAAAAAATTAAACAGAAATGGAAAGAGGTAACATCAGACTGGAAGGAAAAAGTAGCAAAATTAAAGGTTGAGGCAAAACAAAAGGCAAGTGAAATTAAACAGAAATGGAAAGAAAAAACCAAAGAATGGAAAGAAAAAACAGTAGAATTAAAAGCAGAAGTTAAGACAACTGTTAAAAATGTAAAAAGTTGGTGGAAAGATAGGGCAGATGAATGGAAAGATAAAGAAGTTGAATTTACTATTAAGGCTAAAAATAAGATTGAAGAATTAAAAAAGGGCTTCAAAGAAGCTATTAATACAGTTATCGGATGGATTAATAAGTATATAATTGATAACTTAAATAAAGTTTCAATTCAAATACCTTCATTTTCCATAGCTGGTCAAACATTTGGCGGTCAAACATTTGGTTTTAATGTTGATCACATTAAGACGTTTAAGGATGGTGGATTTCCGGATGGTGAAGATGGACTGTTCTATGCTAACCACAACGAAATGATTGGTACATTTAGTAACGGTAAAACTGCTGTAGCAAATAATCAACAGATTGTTGAAGGTATAAGTACAGGTGTGTACTCGGCAGTAAAGGCTGCAATGGGTAACGGCAATGGACAAAATAATAACAGTACACCAATATATGTATATATAGGTGGAAAACAAATTACAGATTATGTCGTAAAAGATGTAAATAGTAGAACCAGAAAAGTAGGCATAAACCCTATTCTTATTTAGAATGGGGCATATGCTTTTTTTAGAAAGGTAAATGATATGGAAGCAACGCTAATAATTAATACAGGTAATAAGAAATTTGATAAGGAACCAGCTCTTAATGGAATTGAGGAAAGCTATGAGAAAATATGGAGTGAGAACACCGGTAGGTTATTAAATGGAAAAATGACCGGGGATATTATAGCCACAAAATTAAAACTTAGTGTTAAATATCCGATATTGACAGCAGCTGAAAGAGACGCGTTAAATACAGCTATTGGAGATGCGTTCTTTTCTGTTACATACATGGAGAAAAACTACAAAATGTACGCAGGAACACCAACATATCCGGTGTACAGTGCTGTAAATGGATTACCATGTTATGTTGGTGTCGGAGTAGATTTAATAGAACAGTAAAAGTTGCACCGGTGCAACGCTATAATAAATTTATTAGAACGATAAAAGAGGAAGTTAAATGATTAATGTAACAGAAAAATATAAAGAATGTATAAAAGAAGAGAGAATATTCTCGCTAGAAGATACAATAATTCTTAAAGATGATTCACAAATACCATTAACTATGTCAGATGTTTTAGCTTATTCAATTAATTCGGCGACATCATCTGACAGTACATTTGATGTAGGAAGTGTTGTGGCGGCTAAATTATCATTAACAATTGATAATACAGATGAAAGATTTGAAGATGTGGACCTGACAGATGCAAGAATATCAACAAAGATAGGTCTTTTAGTAGAAGACAGCTTTGAATATGTAACAAAGGGAATATTTTACATTAACAGCGCCCAGGATTCAGGAGACACAATAGTTATTGAGGCTTATGATAAGATATTATTTCTTGATTTACCATATGCAGAAAGTACATTGGCATATCCTGCAAGTATTCGCGAGATACTTCAGGATGCGTGCGAACATTGTGGCTTAACGCTAGATGCAAATTTAGGAACCGGAGCGGATTATATAGTTAATTCAAAGCCGGCTACAGATTCACTTACATATAGAGACGTTGTAAGTTACTGTGGAAAGATTTTAGGCAAATATGCATACATAGCAGCAGATGATCAGAAATTAAAATTTACATGGTATAAAAAATCTGATTCACCTTATGAGATAACTGAACAGTCAACTCTTACAAAGAATCGTTTATCAATGACAATAACAGGAGCAAGATTTGGATATACAGTTACAACCGTTAAGGAAGGAGAATCTGAACCGACGGAAGAAAACAAGACGGCATTTGTTGGAACAGAAGGATATGTTCTAACTATGGAAGATAATCCTTTGATTCAGACAGAGGACATGGCAAATAAAGTAATGAATATACTAAAAAGTTCCGTGGTAGGAACAACAATAAGGGTTTACAGTTTATCGTGTTTATCTGATCCTACAATAGAAGCAGGAGACAGCATTAAAGTAACTGACAGAAAAGGAAGGTCATTTGAAAGTTTTGTCACAAACTGTACTTTTACACTTTGTGGTAATCAGGAGCTATCTTTAGGCGCTGAAACTGAAACAGAAAATCAATACCAGCGTTTTTCAATATCTGACAAGATAGTATCAAAGGCAAATCAGAATAATCAACATTTGATTAATGATTACAATAACGAAATGCAGAGATTGACGGATTTGATGATGGGTTCGTTTGGTATATATAAGACAGAGGAAAAACAGAAGGATGGTTCAACTATTTTCTATCTGCACGATAAAAAAACATTGAAAGAATCAACAACAATCTGGAAACTGACAGCCAATGCAATAGCAGTTTCGACTGATGGTGGAAAGACATTTAATGCAGGGCTTGGAAGTGATGGCAATGTAATTACAAAAGTACTATCAACTATAGGTATCAGTTTCGATTGGGCAAAGGGTGGTACTCTTAATCTTGGTGGAGAAAAGAACGGCAATGGTGTACTGAAGGTTACAGATGCATCAGGTAATTTAGTTGGAATGATGTCAAACGATGGATTAATGGCTAATCGCGGAAAAGTAGGCGGTTGGAATATTAGCGATTCAACTTTTTCACAGGAAGTAACGTCAGATGTGGGAACTTATGGTGTATACATGCAACCACCTACTCCAGGAGAAAAATGGGCAGGATTTTGTATACAGAAACTTATAAGTGGCAGTACATATGATCACATGTTTGAAGTGAATGGAGATGGTAATCTGTTTGCTAAAGGATATGCAGTTATAGACGGTTTTTTGAATATTGGGAGTTATGCAGTTATAGACGGTTCTTTAGAGACTAAGAGTTATGCAAATGTAGGAGAGAATTTAGGTGTTGGTGGTGACTTAATTGTACACGGCACTGCACAGATTGAAAATGTATCGGATATATTTGGAAAGATGTTCTGCTGTGTATCAGCGGTTGTGACTGAAAGCCCGGCAACTATCAATGCACCAGATGGTTATATTCCAATAGCTGCAATTAACGCTGATTGGGCAGCTTACCCAGATACAGCTTTCGAGATAGTTCGACAAGGTGGATTTAATCTGTTACTCACAAGAAATTTAAAGACAAATCCGGCAACATCAGGTAACTATGTAGCAGGTAGTGGTGGAGGAAGAAGAGCCAACATTCTTTTTGTTAACAGAAAGTTTATATCCGGCTATGACGTATAGAAAGGAGACAGATATGTGCAATAACATACATGAGGTAGAATTTGGAAACTTAACCCTGACGCAGATTGAACAGCTGTATCAATATGACAAGGGGCAGATTCTTAAGATAGCAGACCCAATAGAAGATGGAACAGAGGTACAGTTTTCAAATGGCAATAGCGATACAACAATAAATAAAGCAATAAACGATAGTCAGGTAGAAATACCTGATATTTTATTGCAGGAAAATAAGAAAATTCTGGCATATTTGAAAATAATTAACTCAGATAGTGAAACAACAATCAAGACTGTTATTATTCCTGTTAAGGCAAGAACAAAGCCGGCAGATTACATTGAACCTGAACAGGAAAAGCCGTTTAGAAAATATGTTGAAGAAAAGCTTGAAAACGCAGAAAAACTTGTAGCCGAAGCAAATGACAAAGTCAAAGTTAATGAAGAATGTCTAAAGCAGATAGATACCAGAACAGAGCAATCTGTTAATCAGATAGCAGAGGTGACAAACGGTAAGATTAAAGACTTAGACAATACCACAAATGCAAAACTTACAGATATTAATAACACGGCAGTATCACAGATTGATGCTATAAATACAGTAGCAAATCAGAATATAAAATCAGGTACTGATGCAGTTAATGCAGCAGGAAGAGCACAGATAAAAGGAATTACTGAAACAACACAAGGAAAGATTAAAGACATTAACAACACAGCATTATCGCAGATAGATGCAATTAACAATACAGCGTTAAGCCAGAGTAGAAACATTGATAATGTAGCGCAGGAAAAAATCAATGTGATAAATGGAGTTTCATACGGAAACACAAAGGAAATAGCAACAGCATTGGATATGATTGTTGATACTTTTGAGAAAAAAATCGCAATTGAAAAACCTTATTATGCATACTTAATGGACTTTAAAATTGGAGATTTCAATGACGATGAAATCACAAAGGTTAGAGAATATGCTTTTTATGAAAAAAAATCGTTAACAAGCATAAACTTACCAGTATGTACAAGTATAGATTATTCTGCTTTTAGGAATTGCACATCATTAAAAAGTATAAACGTGCCAGTATGTACAAATATAGGTAATCTTGCTTTTAACAGTTGCGAATCGTTAACAAGTATAGACTTACCAGCCTGTACAAGTATATACTATGGTGCTTTTATGAATTGCACAAAGTTAAAAAGTATAAACGTGCCAGTATGTACAAATATAGGTAATAATAGTTTTGAAAACTGCAGAACGTTAACAAGTATAGACTTACCAGTATGTACAAGTATAGGTGATTCTGCTTTTGACGACTGCACAAAGTTAACAAGTATAAAATTAGCAAACACATCAAAAATATGTACATTATCAGATAGCAATGCGTTTAACAATACACCAATAGCTAACAAAGCAGGATATATTTATGTTCCGGATGAACTTGTAGAACAATATAAAAAGTCAACTAATTGGTCTGTATATGCAAGTCAGATTAAACCTTTAAGTGAGTATACAGAATAGAAAGAGAGGTGTAAAAATGGCTGAAAATCCTGTAGTGACAAGCGTTAAAAAAATAAATACATGCATTAATATGAATTTGAATAATAACAATATAAATTTGCAGGAATTAATTAATGGAAATATTGAAGAGCTTAGTGATGGAGCTTTGACAAATATAAATTCTTATGCTTTTTACGGTTGCAAATCGTTAACAAGTATAGACTTACCAGCCTGTACAAGTATAGGTAATAATAGTTTTGAAAACTGCAGAACGTTAACAAGTATAGACTTACCAGTATGTACAAGTATAGGTGATTCTGCTTTTGACGACTGCACAAAGTTAACAAGTATAGACTTACCAGTATGTACAAATATAAATTCTTATGCTTTTAGCGGCTGCACATCATTGACGAGTATAGACTTACCAGTATGTACAAATATAAATTCTTATGCTTTTAACAGATGCACATCATTGACGAGTATAGACTTACCAGTATGTACAAGTATAGGTTCTTCTGCTTTTAACAGATGCACAAAGTTAACAAGTATAAAATTAGCAAACACATCAAAAATATGTACATTATCAGATAGCAATGCGTTTAACAATACACCAATAGCTAACAAAGCAGGATATATTTATGTTCCGGATGAACTTGTAGAACAATATAAAAAGTCAACTAATTGGTCTGTATATGCAAGTCAGATTAAACCTTTAAGTGAGTATACAGAATAGAAAGAGAGGTGTAAAAATGGTAATTAAAGAAGTAATAACTTTAAATGAAACGGAATTTAACCATACTTATTCAGATTTAGGATTCTACATTGAACGTGATGGAGTAGAGTATTCTGACGCTATAGACCCAATAGACATAGAAAGAGAATACATTGAAACAGATAAAAAAATAGAAACCGAAAATCATTTAGAAGAATTGGACTAATCACATGAAACAAATCAGAGCAGGACCGAAAGGTCTTTTTTTATTATCAAAAAACATAGAGAAGGAGAAAAAACATGAAACACATTAAAGAAATTATCACAGCAGCAGGAAGCACATTGTCCTCGTTCTTAGGAGTGCTTTACATTCCAACGTTATTAATGGTAATTTGTAACATTATTGATTATGCAACAGGCCTGATGGCTGCAAAGTACAGAGCAGACGGAACAATAAGCTCATATAAGAGTTTTAGAGGAATAGCAAAGAAAGTATCAATGTGGCTGTTGGTAGTAGTCGGTGCAATAATTGACCAGCTTATTTTATATGCATCTCAGACGGCAGGAATCACATTACCATTTACATTCCTGATAAGCTGCATAGTCGCAATTTGGATAACATGCAATGAGCTTATAAGCATTTTAGAAAACATAGTAGATATAGGTGTCACAATACCAACATTCTTACTGCCTTTAGTGAAAAATATTAAAAGTCAGACAGAAGAAAAAATACATTTTGACAATGAAAATGATGAAGAAAGTGAGGAAGAAAGATATGAAGATGTACAAGAGAATGGCTAAATCTATCAGCTATTCACCGACCAAAAGAAACAGAAAAGATGTAAAATACATAGTTATTCATTACACTGGAAATAGCAACGATACGGCAAAAAACAATGCTGATTATTACGCTACAGGAAACACAAGACTTGCCGGAGCACATTTCTTTGTTGATAAGCAGGGGAATATAGCCAGGAGCATCACTCTGAACCGAACGGCATGGGCAGTCGGAGGTGGAAAATACAATGATTGTAAAACTACAGGTGGTGGCGGTTATTACAGCAAATGTACAAATTACAATTCAGTCTCAATTGAATTATGTGGATGTACAGAAGCAGAACCTTATACAAAAGAGCAGGCAGCAGCAGTCAAACGATTAATCAAATACATTCGCAAATACTGCTCTAATGCACATACAGTTATACGTCATTTTGACGTTAACGGAAAACATTGCCCGGCTCCGATGATGAACGAAAAAGTATGGAAGAAATTTAAAAAGGCAATTGGCGAATAA